AGTACCCAAGTATCAGTATTCTCATCTACAAGAGGAGGAGCAGCGTAAACAATATTACCAGTATTCGTAGAATCTGGATCAGGTTTTATAAATATCTTGCCTTCAAGCTTATAATATTTAGGAAATAATGTGGTTGCGCTAAACAAGGAACCACTATTTGACTCAAAAGCATACGCAAGATGGTCAGGAACTTCTTTGGCAAGTCGTTTATTACTTGACTGATTCCTATATACAGCTAAAATCTTATCATAAGCTATACCACTCCCCGTACCAGCCGTTACTTCTGATGTGGAAGCAACTGACCATAAGAACTTCTCAGGAAGGGAGCTTACGACCCATTTAGAGGCTTGATTGAGGTGTTCTACAATTACCCGTGATTTGCTAGTGCATCCACACAGGTTATTGACTTTTTCCCAGAGCTTCATCGTAGTTTATAGGGGAAGGGCGCCCCCTGCGGAAAAGGAGGAGTAAAACCACAGGGGGCATATAAAGCCCAAACCTCTATTTACTTCCAAACGACGTGCGATTCAGGCATTGACCACTCGAATCCAGCTTCGGTGAGGATCATGTCGACTCTCTTGTCAACACCAGAGTTCTCTAATGATTGAACTCCGACATAAACAGAAGTGTCTCTATTCACACCGTTACCTACGAGAGGACGATACTTCACGTATCTCATGTTGACTCCGAGGATTTTAACATCGGAACCATCAAGGTGTACGTTACGAGCAACATTCATATCACCATAAGGTGTAGAAATTGTCGTAATATCAACGCCAAACACTTTACGTTTGCCAGCCATGGCAAAGTCAGCTCTACCTAATGCGCTATCACTAGGATTAGGAGTGCTAGTACCAGAACCAGGATTAACCATTCCAACGTTATTGGAAAAGTATCCACTTAGCTTGTGCATCCAGTTGTACGTTGCCGTATCACAGAAGAACACAGTAGCGTTTGCACTGTTGTACCTTGGGTCAAGGAACTTAGACATATCGTCTAGGAATGAATCAGATGACTTAGTCGCGTGATCCAAAGCAAAAACGTTGCCATAGTTAACTATATAGTCAACAGCTCCCTGGGTATACCAGTATTCTTTAGTACTGATAGTTTGTTTACCCTGTGACCCATAAAGAGCAGCTTGCTCGATGTCCCACTTATGAGCAACTAAATGCTCACGCCAGACACGTGCAAACTCATTCGGGTCGTACTTCAGAACAGTAGCTCTTGCTTTGTTCGTCATTCCAAACTCATCACGGAATGTTTGAACAAGACCAGAACCTGTGCTGTAAGGCTGGTCATCCCAAGTAGAACCAAGAAGACTTGATCCTTCCTCGTATGAAGTACCAACGATATGACACTGTGTTGAAGCCAGTTCGGCAGGTCCAATAGATGTACTAAGAGCCAGTGTAGTGGAAAGCGTAGTAGCATCTTCAAAAGAAGTTAACTCCGTTTTCCCAGAGCCAGCAGCTTTGATACATGTTCCATTTATTTGAACACATTCCTTGCTAGCAACATCAGCTTGATCGTTATCTACTGTCTGCACATGTACTAAAATGTAATCCTCAGCGACACCATAACTACCAGTGTCAGAAACAGGAATACGTATGATTTGATTCTGTAAAAAGAATCTCGGTTTTGTGCCAGATGCACCGACAGCTACTGCATTACCAATACGACTACCAATGTTACCAGCTGATTTATAATCAGCGGATACATAGATTTGTACAGCGCCTCCTGCAGCAACAGCTGCGTCTGAGGTGTTTACAAGTGTCGCATCGTCTGTAACGTCAGCGGTACCATTATGAAAACCGATTACATACCCGTACCGCTTATGAAACGAATTACGTTTCTCCGTGAACTTAAATTCCGGGTCATCGGTGGGGGATTTCGCTACTTTTGAAACGAGTCGGAAAAAAGGGTCTTGCGCAATTGCAAGCTCGGAGAGTCTATCTCCGAAATTATACTTTCTCCGTAGATCGCCTGTGTCAAGAGGACTCCCGCCACGCGGATGATCGGTTTCAGTCCATCCACTTTGTGCGGATAGGGCTAAAGGTGTTGAAGCCATTTTCAACCTCCATTAGTTTATTAACCAAACAGATTATCCAAGTTGTTTTCAGACCCTGCTATTGCATCAAACAGGTTATCATCTATGGATTTAGTTGGCTCTGGAGCTGATCCAGCATTGGCAAGAGATGCAGGCTTTGATGATGCTTTACGCATCTGGCCCGTTACCTCTTTCCGTGCTTCTGTGGCTATATTCTTTTCCCTTTCTGACCTTCGCTTGAGATATAGTATATCCTCAAGCTCTAGTGATTTATTCTTAGCGAAGTCAACAAATTCTGTCCACTCACCATCAGACATTTCATGTTTCGTCTTAAAGGCTGATTCATCGGCTGTCCTGTTACTCTCTTGCTTTTGCTGAGCCATAGCAGAATTTAGCCTTTGCTGAACAATACCGTCAACTGTAGCGCCTAATAACTTACCAGAGTCAGAACTGGGATTAGAAACAGCATCATCAGGATCAAATACAAAGTCTTCTCCTAGATTTAACTTATCTTTTACGCTTACAGGTGTCTGTCCACCACCCTCAAAATAATTCCTCACATGTTGAATTAACTGAGGGTCTTCTTTCATAGCATCAAGAATAGGCATATAAGGCTCAACAGATTTTACTTGATCGTTGAGTCTCTTTGCCTCTCTACTTGAAGCTGCGTAGCGCTGTTGAATTTCATCAACAGACGCCTCTTCTTGCGCAGGGCTCTCACCTATATTGTTATTTATAGGCTCTTCGGAGGTTGCTGTCTGAGAAGGTTGTTCGGTGCCAGTGCCATCATCGTAGACCGCACTGTTGACCGACTTGTCTAGCTCGAGGAAGAACTCGTTTACGTTAAAGTCACTAGACGTGTCAGTAGATTCGCTTTCAGGGGCCACGGCAGCTAGAAATTCATCGTTGCTATCCATGACGTTGCTTACTAGTTCATCAGCCATAATTTATCATCCTTAATTTATCTATTTTTCCTTATCTGTGTCAACAGCTTTTAATCTTGAGTCCATTTCAGCTTTAAACTTCTCAAATTCAGTGCTTAACATGCCTCGCAACAACTTCTGCTGAGCTTCCGTTTCAAGAACATCCTTTCTTATTTCAGTCTCGGCTCCCATTACTTTTTGTTTAATACCAGCCTGGACTAGTTGACGTTCAAGTGTTTCTATGGTCCCTTCTTTATCCTTTATTGCTTCTGTCATTGATTCTACCTGACCCTGAAGCTGAGCATAAAGAGACTTACGTTCAATAATCTGCTCCTTACCTCTAATATCAGTTTCAGCTAACATCGCTATATCATCAATGAGACCCGCCTGGAACCACTTAAAATATTCTTCAATAAGCGCCCATCTATTAAGAGGTAGAGTGGCTCCAGCCACGATACGTATATCAAAACGAGCGCTTGCATAATCTTTAAATTTCCCAATAGCATTACCAAAATCATTATAGATTGGTATATTTACCCTTACTTCCTTCTCCTCAGAATCACCAGCCTGCGGCTGAACTATTCTAAAAACCTTATCAGCCGTGTAATGCGATTGAGCAACTTCTTTAAATACCACTCCAAGATACTCAAGAGCTGGTTCAACAATATTATTCATCCACGCTTTTAGTCTACGAGTACCAAACTCATCATTAGCAAGTAGTCCTCTATAAGTCTCAGACTGTTCCTGAGTAAACCCCATCATAGCAGATGGCACACCAGATATATACTCAGCATCAGTTTTACCTTCCTGAGTAATAGTGTAAAAGGCATTATTGATAGGAGCTGGAAGAACGGGTTGAGGGACTGCGAATCCCTGCCTATACTTTAACAAAGCTCCAGGCGCTGTGGAATATTGCTCCCATTCTTCCTCATCAACACTACCTTCCTCATAAAGCCATCTCATATTAGAGGATAGATTAGCATTATGAATCATTATCTGATGTGCCTTGTTAATTTCTCTTTGCTTCCCAACAAGCGGCATAACAGCCGACATGGGATAGGGAACTCCAGTATACAAATAAGGAAAAGGAACTATAGGATAATGCTCAAACGGCATCTCATACTCATATAAAAACTGGTCACTAACGGTACATGTCAGCTTAATACGCACTCTATAAAAAGGAATAGAATCAATAATATTTTCTTTTGTTTCGGGATGGTCTTTAATCGAATTAAACTCATCAGCAGACATTACCACCTGTTCAACCTGAGTCTTCAATTCTTGAGCCTGACTCATTAGCATCTGTTGATTTTTCTCAACAGCTTCCATCATCTCCTTTTCAGCTTTATCTAATTCAAGCTCAGCCCGCTCTTCTATAATCTCCGCATTAGCTAATTGCTCCTTTATTTTTTGTTGCTTTTCAGCATATTGAACAGACATTTCATCTTGAAATTCCTGTTGCTTAACCTGCATCTCTTTATCAATTTCAGATGATTGCGCTGGTGTTACAGGAATCTTCATAAAGGCTGTGACAAAGGGAACCTTTATTTTTTCATAACATTCATAGTAATCAAGAAGATCATCATCCTCACCATCAAGACTAATGCCAAGAGTAATATCCTCTGGGAGGATACTCTGAGCATCAGACCTATCAGCCATTGAATATTGTGAAACCTGACCCATATTACTCGCAGCCTTAATCTTTCTCTCATGGTCTGGCATCATCTTAATAAGCTGAGTTCTAGCAAGAAGTTTTCTAACCATGATATAAGACGCATCTCTAAATAAGAAATCTCTTGAAGATGGGTCTACATATACATCATACGGGTCTACACGACTAAAGGAAACCTCACCCATTCCCATATCAGCGTCTCTATCTATATCAACAAGAAAATAACCAATTCCTTTAGTAAGAGAATCAAGCGCAACCTGACCATATAATGATTTACCATTAGAAAGACCCCAACAATAGTCAGCTATATCTGAGTGTACCTGAGCAACATCTACGTCTGAACCCTCAGCTCCAACAGCCTTCCACTTGGGATTATTAGCCGTTACGAAGTAACGCATTATTTCTATAATAGGAAGAATCCTATTAATAATAAATGTAGGCATCCCAGCTTCTTCAATATCACTTCTCTCAGTTGAGGTTAACTGTTCACCTAAATAGAAGTCATATCCTTCTTGACTAAGACCTTGCCATCTTTGTCTATGAAGATTATTAGTCTTCTCCCAAAGAGTCTTAATTACATCAGCTCT